CAACCTCATTCCAGATCAACTATCGGATGCTCACGCTTCTCCAGAAGCGGGCCAATGAACTGGGGTTCAGGTCATGGGGAGCCTACCTCCGCCACATGATCGACTTCCATGTGCTGACTTTCGAGCCTGATCTGCTCCCCCGGCAGAGCCACGCGGACCCCGCTTACCCTCCGTCGAGTCCATCCGGCCCCTCCGACGCACTGGCGACCCCTTTCCGCTCCAGCAATCCACATCCTCCATCCACCACCACAACCACCAACACGGGTACTTCGCAATCCAGTGGGAGGGTTTCGAAAAACCGCAGCCGCAGCGGGGGGCGTCAGTCCCCCATAGCGTCGCGGCGTTTGCGGTTTTTAACTCCCTAGAAGAGGGAGTGTTAAGACTCCCTCTAGGGAGGTAGCAGTGGCTATGGGAACTTCTTGGGATGCTTGGGTTAATTTATTGCGAGTTATCTTGACATAATTCCGGGTGGAATCTACCGTGTTTCCACCATGAGTTATCTCGACAATGGTTCCACGCTTCGGTCGATGTTCCGACTGACGCCCCCGCAACGCCACGATATCGATCCCACTCGATCGGAAATTATCACCTACATAAAGGACAACCTTCATTGTGATATTGGCCGTGCAATACGCGCATTCAACTCGATGCGAAACAAGAAGTCCCAAGTACTTGTGTATGACATGGTTCATAGGCAATGGCGTGGGTGCGACTGGGTGCCTCCGGAGGATGGCGACCAGATCACGTTTCTGACTCGCACCATTAACGAGATGAAGCGGGAGTTGTTCGCGCTGAAGTCTGAGGTCCGCAAGCATGGCCGAGTGATTGGCCAACTCGAAAGGAAGCGTCCGAGCAAGCGCGGTGGGGATGAGGAGCCTGAGCCGGAACCGGAACCCGTCATTGATCCCGAGGTCATGGAAGCAGAGAAAAGGGCCTCTGAAGCTCGCAAGGCTATGCAGAAGGCCCGTGAAACGATTGAGGATGATGAATGGTTTAAGTCTATGCGCGCCGCCCTCGCTGAGGGCGATACGGCTTCTTCTCCTTCAGCTCCGCCCCAGTGAACGCGAATGGGTTGCACTCTTCCCACTGAATCCCGGTGGCTGAGTGCTGTACGTTGAGAATGGGGGATTCGAGTCCAAGCCTTGATCCCCGCTTGCAGAAGGCTAACTGGAACCTTCTAGGCTTGAATTGGCCTACTTCATGGAGAACCGCTATCTCCCGCGCCCAGTTGGCGAGTTCGGAGGAACCGAATCCTGAGTGGGCCAGCTCCATCGTGGTGAGCGGTTCCCCGTTCTCCTTGCGCTGAGGCTTGGAGACATGGTGCATCCAGATCCATGCGACCTTGGTCTCGTGGAGGATTGGCTGGAGTTTGTTGCGAAGGAATACGCTGACCTCGGACTGATCGCTCAAGTCTCCTCCGAAGTAGGAGAACAATGGATCGGCCACTATGAGATCCAGCTTGGACTTGTGAATGAACCGGCGGGCGTAGGCTAAGAACTGTTCCCCGGTTCGGATGGTCTCGGTGCGGAACTCCAAGTTCTTCTGGAGCTGGTTCATCTGATCGAGGTTGAACCGTCTGTGGATCACCCCTCGGAACGCTTCCGCGAGATCGCCCTTGTCGTTCTCTGCCTGGATGACTCCGATCTTCAATGGCTTCACCGGCTTGATCCCGAAGAAGTCGAGACCGAGGCACCACCGGACGATGATCTGCATCATCAGTGATGACTTCCCGATGCCGGTACCACCGCTGATGATCATGGATGAGCCGCGAGTAAGCCATCGTTTGCCGATGAGGTTGTCTGGATCTTTTTCAGGATCAAAGTCCATGAGGTCTTTGACCGTGACGATGGTGGACTGATCCTCATCGGTCTCGCGGGCGGTAAGCCAATCCTCCCATGAGTTTGCGCCCAGGTTAGTGGCCAACAACTTCTGCTGTGACTCACCCCTCCATGCGCCGGGAAGCCGGGAGAACCTCGATGGGTTCTTGTTCTTCGGATCGATGCCGGGGATGGCGGAGTAGATGAGATCCCGGCGGGCATCCCACTCCTTGCGGGATGGTGCGTCTACCCGGACCCAGCCGTGGATGCTCTTGCCACCGGAGTCGATGAGAACGCTGATGGGAAGACCGGAGTCGCGGAGGAGCTTCTCCTGCTCGGCCTTGGGCTTGTCATCGAACTCGACGAGGACATGGCGGTACGCGCTGACATCGTTGTCGGAGCCGCTGTAGAGGTTGGGCTTGAACGGGTTGATGCGGACGTAGACTCCTTCGGCTCGGTCGGGTCGGAACAGGATGGAGTCGGGGGAATCGAATCGCTTAATCCAATCCTCGACCGGCAGGAACGATCCAGAGGTTAGTGGCCTACCCTCTTCGACTTGTTCGCAGATGCAGACCACCTCGGTGGCGGCGAATGCGGATGAGAGGAACTTCTGGAACTCGGAAGCACCAGGTACGGATGTGGGAGTAGGCCGCTTGAAGGTCACACGCGAGAGGTCCATGCCCATGCTGGTGCTTTGGATCAAGTGGCCAGCGGGTTTGTCGTGGCTCCGGGAGGCTGCTTCACGGAGTTTGTGGGCCAGATCCTTGTCGGACCATGGTGGCTGGCAGGATAGGTTCCATTCGGACAGCAGGGTCATTGCGTCCCCGTATCCTAGCTGGAAGCCGTGTACAAGGCCCACGGCGGCGGTGTAGGTGGTTGAATGGCCGTTCTGTCCTGAGACGGCTGGCGGTACTTTGGCAAGCCAAAGAGCCGCTCGTTCGAGCGTTGTCATGTCGTTGATTCGTTGCTGAGTTGGACTGCGGAGGCTATGGCCTGCTTGTTATTACGAACTTGGAGTGGAATTCAGATTCGAGGCGAACGTATAGCTTTTCACCACGGCGATATATGACTACTGGAGTTCGGAGTTCGGCCAGACGGTACTGAGCGCATCCGATGAGTTCGACGATGATTGCTGGGTTGGTTCGGTTGACGAACCAAGTTCTTGCATCTTCCATTTACGTTGTTCCTTTATTGGGTAAGCGATCCATCCGTTGGCAACTCCCCACGAGATGATCCGTGGCGCATCCTCGATAAGCTTACGATTCTCCTCGGTGAGTATGGTTCGTTCTTCTTCAGTGATCTTGGACGGCTTCTTGTTGTTTTCCAACCGTGCTTCGTACCAAGGCTGCTCGTGTCGTGGAGTCTTCATGGGTGCGATAGTTTGGCCAACATACAGTTGCAATAGTTGCCTTTGGTTGCGGCGTTACACTTTGGATGATGCACCGGATTGGAAACGATGTGTGCTGTCAGATCCTTTGTGATGGTGACGAGTTCCAGGATGCGAGCTGACGCCTCGGCGCATAGAGCGTTGGCTGCTCCATCGACGGAGCAGATCTCGGTGGAGAGGATGTTGAGTGCGTTGACGATGTCGTGTGTTGAGGACTTGTGCATGGATCAGATTTGTTTGTGGATGATGATTCCATTTCCCTTTGCATCGGTGAGTTCGACTGACCGAACGTCTTCCAGTTTGGCCAGTGTCTTCAGCATCTCGATGGGGTCATGGGCTTGTGCTACGCAGGTGAGGTGGATGTCTCCATCTCCGTGGATGACCTTGAGGTTGTCTTTGGTTCGATCCCTTAAAACGCGGATGGTCCGCCCCTCGGAGAGACGGACCACCTTGATCGATTCCACTAATGGAAACGAATGTCTGGTCATATTAACTTGTTGCAGTGCGGACAGGTTTTGATTTTACGGAATTCGATTGGCTGAATCCCGGCCCACGCACAGAGATCGTGGTAACTTCGCAGCCCGAAGTTCTTGTACTTGAACGGTCGAACGTCCCCGGACTTGATCATGGTGATGAGTGTCACGGGGTTGTTGACCTTAAGCTGAGTCATCAGCTTGGTATTGCGAACGCTGAGTCCGTGGGTCCACAGGTTCTTGGATTCCTCCTTCCTGTTGTGAGCTTTGAGGACCTGATGAACGCGTTGCTTGGACATCTTGAGGGTATCCCCGATGGCTTGGTAGGTGAGACCTTGCTTACGGAGTTCGGTGACTTTCTCGATTGATTCTGTTAGTTTCACTCTGGGTGTACGTTTCTTCTTTATGGGTGTTGTGACTACCGGAGCGGGAGTTGGATTGCTCGGTATCGTTTGTTCGCTTTGTGGCACTGCACGCACAGACCGGTCTGAACTGTGCAGCCGCAGCCCAAGCAAGCGGCTAACTCGTGACATAACTGTTTCCATCGTTGTAGTTCCTCTATCGTTTCTTTGTTTTGGTTTTGGTTTTGCTGTTCTTGCGAATGTACCATACGCATGAAATTGAGATCTTATATTTGGCCGACAATTCACGGAGCGTGTAGGTGTGATGCTCCTTGAGGATGGCGGTCTTGATCTCGTCCGGGATTGCCAGCCACCGTCTCTCGATCCGAGGGTTCGTATCTTTGAACGGCTTGACGACGCCCACCATCCGCTCCATTGCTTCCTTGGTCAATCCGAATCTTGCTAGTGTACTCATTTTTCAGTTGGTTGATTTCACGCTCCAGGTTTCGAGCGAAGTCGGGCCAGAGCGCGAGTCGATCTTTGAGCCAGAACTCGACGTATGCATCGGTGCGTGGGGTATCGCTCATGGATATTCCTTCAGTCTCTTGATGTATCGGCTCCTCTCAGCCGGTTTGGCGTCGATGATGTACTGTAAAGCTCCGCAAGCGTTGAGTGAGGCAGTGTGTTCCCAGTCCTTTTTGTTGTCGTAGTACTCATGCCACCGCTCGCTGGGTGCGACGATGATTTGTTTGGTTCGCTTGTGGCGGAACACGAATGCGGCAGGGCCGATGGGTACGATCATTTCATTTCCTTCTCATCCCACAGCAGCAGATCCGCTCTCATTGCGTCGTTCTCCTCCTCCAGCCGCTTGATGCGCTCGTTGGCCGCGTTGAGTTCGCCTTCGAGTTGGCGAGCGAATACAG